GGCGCACGGTGGCGCGAGCCGCGCTGGCCGCGTCGCTGTGCTGGAAGATGGCCTGACGTATGAACCCATCACGCCGACGGCCCGCGATAACGAGCTGATCGAGATGCGGAAGTATTGCCGCCAGCAGATTGCGGCGGCGATGGGCGTGCCCGCGCACAAGGTCGGCGATACGGAAAGCCAGTCGTATTCCTCGAACGAGCAGGCCGACGCAGAGTTCGTGAAGCACACGCTGGCCGGCTGGGCGGCTCGACTGGAGCAGGAAGCCAGCCGCAAGCTTCTCCAGCGCGGCGAGCGCTACTGCACGCGGATCAACTTCGACAGCCTGCTGCGGGCCGACATGAGCACCCGCTACGCCGCCTACGCGGTCGCCGTCACCAACGGCATTCTGACCCCGAACGAGATCCGCGCGCGCGAAGGTCTGCCGGCGGTCGAGGGTGGCGACAGCATCCGCCTGCCCATGAACACCGAGGCGCCCGGGCAGCCCGCTCCAGCGCCGAGCGAGCCCGCTGCGCCATCGGATGGCGTGCCCCCGTCTGTGGACGTGGAGCCCGAGGCGGTCGCTCCCAGCGTCGATCTCGACGCGCAGGACGAGGCGTACAGCGCGGCGCGCGCGGCGGCGTCTGCGATGGCGGCCGTGCGTCCCGCGGTGGAGGGCGCCTTCCGTCGCCACCTCCAGCGGGTGTCGGACTACCTGCTGAAGCAGCGCACGCAGGCCAAGATCGACAAGTGGGAGCCGCCCATCGACTGCATCGACGACGACCTGCGCGCGACGGTGCGGACGCTGGGCGGCCTTCTGGGCAACGAGGAGCGCGCCACGAAGGCGCTCGACGCGGCCCTCCTGCGCCATGCCCGCCACCTGCGCAGCGCGGTGACGGCCATCGGCACCCTGTCTGAAACGATCGACGGCTGGCGCGACCTTCCCCAACTGGCGGCCGACGAGCTGCTGGAGATGGTGCGCCTCGAAACCACACACGCACCCCTGCTGGAGACCACCAATGCCAACCCCGAAGCCTGAAACCCGTGCCCTCGGCACCCTCGCCCCCGCCGCCGACCTGAAGGTGCGCGGCTACGCCGTCGTATGGGAACCCGCCTACGACATGGGTCGCGAGATGGAGCGGGTCGATCCCAACGCCTTCGCGCGCTCGATGGAAGAGCCCGGCGACATCGCCCTGCTCTGGAACCACGATACCGGCAAGCCGTTGGCCCGGGTGCGCGCCGGCAACCTGCGCCTGTTCACTGACGCCACGGGCCTCGGCTTCGAGGCCACCCTGCCAGACACCGCGACGGCCCGCGAGGCCCACGCCCTGGTCGAGAGCGGCGTGGTGACGCAGTGCAGCTTCGGCTTCATGGTGCGGGCCGAGAAGTACGAGAAGGGCGTGGACAAGCCCACGCGCGTGATCCTCGACGCCGACCTGCTGGAGATCAGCCTCGTGACCTTCCCCGCGAACCCGGCGACCAGCGTCGAGGCTCGCGAGGCGCAGGCCGAGACCGTGCGCCGCACGATCCGGCTCCTGCCGCCGCGTTGACCCCCCGCCCTTGCATCGCGTTTTTTTGACGCGACAATGGCGGCCAATTGAATACCTGCCGCGCGTGGGTGCCCCTGCCTAGTGCATGCACACCACCGCGCGAGACAGACCTCCGTGCTTGCCCTCGTGGCGCACTGGCCTGCATGCGGACGTTGAACTGGAAGACAACGAACCGCCGGGCTAGTGCGCCTTTTTCGTCGCACCCCGGCGCTAACCGGAGACTGCGATGGAGAAGAAGAACCAACTGGATCGAAATGGCGAGGAGTACCGCGGGCTGTTCCAGCGCTACCTGCAGCACGGTCAAGGACGCATGACCGATGCGGAAGTGCGCGCCCTGAGCAACAGCGGCACCGGACTCGGCAACGTCATCGCCCCCACTGGCTGGAGCGATTTCATCGAACTGTCGATGCGCCAGGACACCATCCTGAGCCGCGTCCGCAAGGTGAATACCGCCGGCAAGTTCACGCAGATCATCAACGTGACCGACGCGACGGTCAACACCAACCAGACCGAAACCAACATCGGCACCGAGTCGTGGACTTCCGGCACGGCGCTCGCACTGCCCCAGCAGGGCTTCGGCGGCAGCACGACCTACACCTTCAGCCTGAAGAAGATCACCGCCTGGACCAAGGTCACGAACGAGCTGCTGGAGGATTCAACCGCCGCCGCGAGCATCGAGGAGTTCATCCGGGCCGAACTGGTTGCCGAACTGATCACGCAGATCAACTCTCAGATCCTGATCGGCGACGGCAGCACCGGATGCCAGGGCGCGTTCAACTCGGCCAGGGCATACAGCCGCACCGCCAGCACTGGCGTGGCGACGACCAACAAGCCCAGCGACATCCTTGCCGCAGCCTGGGCATCGACGAACAGCGCGCAGTCGCCGCTGGCATTTGAGTCGTGGAAGAACTCGGTCGCGGTCATCAACAGCCGCCTGACCGGATCGTTCGACAGCACCTTCTTCCCGCCACTGTTCCCGCTGTTTGCCGGAAACATGGAGACCGGGACATCTGTCGAAGGTCTGCCCACCATCTATCACCGCCTGTCCGCCACCACCCCGGCAGCCGGCGACACGCTCGTGATGTTCTTCGATCCCAGCAAGTACCTGCTGGCGACTTCGATGCGCGACTTCACCGTCACGCGTCTGACCGAGACTTTTGCAGCAAACGACCAAACGGCATTCGTCGCCAGCGTGCGAGCGGACGGTTGCCTCCTTCACACCAGTGGCGTGCTCAACGTGAACCGCGCCTGACCACTCCGCACGAAAGGAAAGACACCATGAAGAACTACAAGGAACTGCGCGAGGGCAACGACGCCCGCTACCGCGCCATGCAGGAAATGATCGAGTCGGCAAACGCCAACGGCGGCGACATGAGCGCCGAAGAGACCAGCAAGTTCGACGCGCTGAACGCCGAGTACCGCAAGGTGCAGCAGCAGATCGAGCGCAACCACACGCTGATGGGCCTCGCTGCCAAGGACAAGGACGCGGCCTTCATCGACGTGGGTCCAGACGCACCCGAAGTGCGTCGCGCACCCGCAGCTCGCGAGACCGCTCAGCGCGCCCCGCGCTTCGGCGACTTCCGCTGCAGCGATGATTTCATGCGCGCCTACGAGACCTACCTCAAGCGCGGCGAGCACACCCCGATGGCCGAAATGCGCGCTCTCTCTGAGGGTGGCACTGGCCTCGGCGACATCGTCGCCCCGACTGAGTTCCAGAGCCGCATGTCCGAACTGCTGCAGAAAGTGGTGACCCTGCGCAAGATCGCGACCGTGATGCCGCTGGGCTCGTGGAAGCGCGACATCGCAATCGAAAGCGCCCTTGCGAGCGTCAACTGGACGACCGAAGGTTCCTCAATCACCGACTCGCTGGCGACCAACCCGACGTACAGCAACGTGGTCCTGCAGCCCAAGAAGCTCGCCGGCCGCGCCGTTGTGAGCCGCGAACTGATCGACGATGCACCTGCTCGCGGTCCTGGCTTCTCGATCGAGAACGTGATCACGAACAGCTTCGCGAAGGCGTTTGCGCAGACCGAAGAGGACGGCATGCTGAACGGCACCGGCGCGTCTGGACAGCCCACGGGCATCCTGACCATCGCGTCCAGCGGCCCCAGTGTGGGTAAGCAGCTGGCAGCGAATACGGCAATCACTTCCGCCGAGGTGATCGATTTCGTGTACAGCCTGGGTCGCGAGTATCGCCAGCATCCCAGCGCTGCGATTCTGCTGTCCGATACGGCTCTCGGATACATCCGCAAGGCCGCAGCGACTGGCGCCACCACGCAGCTCGGCTACTTCTGGCAGCCCAGCGGCGTCCTCGGCGAGCCCGACCGCATCCTGGGCATCCCGGTGTACGCCTCGGCCTACGTCCCCGCGCCGGCCACCACGTCTCAGGGCTACGCCAGCGGCGGCGGCATCTGCGGCATGATCGGTGCATTCGACTACTGCGTCATCGGCGAGCGCTCCGGCTACAGCCTGCGCGTGCTGAATGAGCTCTATGCCGCGAATGACCAGGTGGGATTTGTGTGTACGAACAGGCTCGACGTGAAGCTGACGAACATGTCGGCGTTCAAGTACCTGCGCGGAGCGGCCAGCTAATCGGCTGACACTGCAACAACCCCCGTGGGAGGGAAACCTCCCACGGGGATTTCAAGGAGTCGCATGCGAGTCAAGATGCTGCAAACGGTCGGGACTGCAGACGAGGGCTTCGGCGAGGGCCAGGTCTATGACCTGAGCGAATCGCGTGCAATTGAGTTCATGTCTCTTGGATGGGCCGAGCGCGCCGACGTTCACCCAGACCAGCCCGAAGCGTGCGTGAAGCCGGAGTGCTGCAAGGCAACAAAAAAGGGAGCAAAGCGATGCTGATCACATGGCGACGCGAGTCACGCAGAACAGGCCCGGGCGTTTACGGTTCAGAAACAGCGTGCCGGTTCATCAAAGACCTGGCATCCGGAACCGATTCGCTCGATCTCGTCATCATCGGAGATAGCAACACGGGTTTCGCACCCGCTGGCATGTGGGGCTACAACAGCGGCTTCCAAGAAGCACTCAAATTGAAGGGCTGGACATGCTACGGAACGCCTGTGCTTCCGATCATGGATGACTACACCAGCAACTACAACTTGAATGTTGGGAGCGGTGAAATTTCTATAAAGGTGGCAAACGGCAACTGCCTGAACGGAAATACATCCGGCGGCTCTACTGCGTTTGCTGGCTGGACTCCAAGCGTCAGCGGCTCTCTCACATATGTGCGCTATGGGAGCACCAGTAGTACACCTGTGTACAAACAGGCATGGGCATACATCTCATCGACATCCTCAAACGCATATCAGGATCATTATCACGGCATGACGATTAACTCCTCGCACCCGCTGACGAGCAACGCCTTGACCATTTGGTACCGAGTTCGATTCGGCACTTTTGCTACTGGATCTGGGAAGTTCCAGCCAAATGTGCGAGGCGAACTTGAGGCAGCACCTTGGACCGTTACAAACATCGCTCGTTCAAGTGTTGTAAATACAAACACAGGCGCGTCATCGTTTGCAGTTACGGAGCATTCGTTCACCCCAAGGAGTGGTGAATCTCAGCGCGCGTCACCGTTTGGAGATGGCAACTCCCAAAGCGTCGGGCCAATCGCAATTCATTCCCAATCGATGTATTGCAAGCGCAAGGGGTGGGCTGTTCATTCTCACGGATACTTCGCGGGATACACCAGCACAGAAATTGCCTCGCAGATTTCTGCGACTGGCAGCACCCTGCTGCAAACACAATTGCAGGAATTGCGCGAGCGTCAGATTGCTGCCGGAGGAACTGGGCGCGTTCTGATTTTGATGCACAGCGGTATCAACGGAAATGATACAAGTTCAACATGGACCG